TCCTATCCCGGCAACATAACTCTCGATGACCGGACAGGTGAGGTGCTGCACCAGAGTGATCTGGTTCGGGGTAAGTGGAAAGCAGCGAGCCAAGAGTCCTACGACTGACTGTGAACTGGATAACCTCAAAGCGATGATCGCTTTAGGAAGACAGGGACAGGAGGGAGTGATCAGGGAGGCTGCGCACTGATCTACTGATCTAAACTATGGGAGAGATTCTAATGAAGAAGAGTGAGGCACTGGAAATCTACCGGGCATTCCCTCGAAAGTGCGCCCGTCAGTATGCAGTCAAGTGCATCGAGAAAGCGTTGCAGTCAGGTGAGATCTCTGCGGAGGAATTGCTTGAGCGTGTGAAGTGGTATGCTCGACACCGTAAAGGTGAGGACGTTCAATACACACCGCATCCTTCGACTTGGTTCAACCAAGGCAGGTACTTAGATCCTGATGACCACGATGGTGGCATGGCTGAGTGCTGGCCTGTCGGACCAGAGATCTCCGCTGACCGGGCATGGAACATGGTCCGTGCGGCAGTCAGTAAGATCGGCAGCTACGGGACTCCACGTGATCTACTTCCAGAGGAAGTGTATGATGCCGTGAAAGAGATCGGCTGGCTCAACATCTGCAACATGGGCCAACGAGATCAGGAGCGTATGAAGTCCCGGTTCGAGAGTATATATCATGGAAGATCTGGAGCGTCGGGTGTTGGAGCTAGAGTCGAAGATCAAGTCAGAGTTGGGGGCAGACTCGGAGGACGGTCAGGTGTGGCGGGTGATCAACGGTCACACGGAGCGGCTCACAAAAATTGACGACACGGTGTGGCGTGGGAATGGGAAGGACTCGATTGTCACTCAACTGGTTCGCCTGAGAACTGAGTTGCGTACAATCGCAGTGGTGATGACTGTGCTGTTACCAATTGGTGTCAAGCTATTGGACAAAATATGGTTAGGTGCTGGATGATTCTGTTGCTGGCCGGAACACCCGTGATGGGTGAAGACTCCCGGCTGGCGAGCGTTCACGTCGGTGGATGCTCTGGGACAATCATTGCTCTGATCGGGGAAAGAGGATACGGCATCTCCGCTGGTCACTGTGCCACTGCCGGTGAGTCAGTGTCAGTGGTCAACGCTAAGGGGAAGAGAGTTCAGGGCGAGTGGCTTGCCGTTGATGAGGCAGCGGACTTGTCTTTGTTTACTTGCCCGGCGTCTGTCGTTTTGGATGTTGCACCCTTGTCGGTGTCAGGTTCAACCGGGGAACTCCACGGATACGGTTGGCCGGGAGGCAAGGGACCAACCAAGATCGTTCTGTCTGAGGGCGGCACAGAAAAACCATCGAACCTGCTTGTAGTTAGGTCGAGGTATCCAGTGAAGAGTGGGAAGTTCCGCAACGGTTCCAGTGGTGGCGGCGTCTTTCGTGGTAACAGTCTGATCGGTGTCCAGACACACGGTGACGATGACAAGCTGGTTCTGGCGGCAACGCAGCAGCAGATCCTAGCCTTCTCAGAGGCTCAGGGGCGGACGTTCTCCGTCAACCTGACTAATCCCTCAGACCAAAAGAGCGGACCCCTTACAGGGGCACTGTCTTCTGACCGGGATCGGACCAAGGCTATTGCCGAGATCAGATCAATGCTGTTATCATTATCTCAGAAGCCGGGACCACCCGGTCCACCGGGACCGGCAGGGAAGGATGGGCGTGACGGCACGGATGCTGACCCGGATGGTGTGGAACAACTGAAGCAACGAATCCGTGAGTTAGAGGAGCGGGTAGTTGCACTCGAAGAGTGGCGTCGTAATTTCAAGGCGACCATTCGTGTCCGGGTAATCCCGAAGGAGAATTGAGATGGCGAGTCAGGTAGATATTCAGGCACTTCTCGAAGCCAGTGCCGGTGAGCGGTTGGCGCAGCAGTCCGCAGCGAACAACTCGTTTCTTCAGATGATGGACCGCGCCTTCGGTCAAGTGTACGCAAGCGTCGACACGGCGGAAGCGTTCGCGAGTCGAGTGCTGATCCAGTCTAAGGATGGTCCGTCAGCCTGATGATGGACGTTCAGGCTGAAGCCGATCGACTACTCTCGCTGGACGGTTCTGGCAGGGAGCGGGAACTCGTCGTGATTGGACTTCGTCTTGGTCAGCAAGCGGAGTCCAGTTGGCGGGAGCTTCGTGGTATGGATGAGGAGTTCTTGCGTGTCACGCTCACCGATAATAAGCGAGGGGATGAGGTCACACTTGAGGGGGAGGAATAGGTTCCTCAATGTTATGACCCATGACGTGGTAGAACGATTGAAGATCCGTCGCAAAGCCTTGGCAGCAGACGCCGGGATCGACGAAAGCTATGACGTCGGAACCTATCCACCTGAGCAGACCACAGTGGTGGTTGGAGGGGGGATGTCGAAGGCGTTGATTGCCGGTATGATGTTGGTCACTGGGGGGGCTGGCGGCATTGGCCTGTCCACCCTGTTGTCCGCTTCCCCGGTGGGGGAGGACGTTGCGCCAGCCGTCAGCCCTGCCAGTCCTGTTGAATTCGACGTGACCATTGAAGAGGTCGATGGTCGTCCCGTGATCACGGATGTGAAGGGTGTCGACAATGACTCAGCACAATTACGTCCCGACCCCGGAGCAGATCAAGGAAGAGTGCGCCAAGATCCGTGAAGGGTGGGATGAACAGAAGTGGGCCAACCAAGAGAAGCGGAAGGATTGGTACGCACCAGTCATGAAGCCGCCGAAGTTGGACAAATAAAAAAAAGGGAGGGGAGCGGCACGTTGCCACTCCCCTCCCTAATCTCACTACTCAAACCATCCGAATGCATCGGCCATCAGCGACACAATAAATGCACCAAGGATGGCTAGTAGTAGTTCACTTCCCGTCGATAGCATTGGCATCCTCCGTGTTGACAAAGTTGCCGGTCGGAACCATCGGTGCCCGGTAGCTGGTGAAGTCGTTGCTGATTAGTTCAGCGACTCCACACATACGGGCATGGATGTAGATCCGCTTCGGCTTTCCACCGAAGAACAGTTCGAGTGCTGGGCAAAGCCACACGACGTGCGGCTCCTCCAACTGTCGGACTGAGTGCGGATGGGTCGCATACCACGTCCCCTCCATCCCACAATGCACATTGTTGGGATAGTGGAGAGCGGGGTTGTCGACACGCGACAGGACGATGTCACAGAGGGACCAGTACGGATCGTACTTCTCCCCCTCATCACGGATGACACCTTGGGAGTCCCCGGCACGTGCCTCAAGAATAAACCCTTGCTGGAGGGCGGCGTCGAACAGCCCAAGGTCTTTCAAGACTTCATCGAGGGCGACAGATGCACCTCCGACAAACGCCTCTCCCTTCAGTCCCAACTCAGGCTCATCAAAGACCCAGTGGTCACCGCTGCGGTAGGGGTTGATTGTAAACACAGTCATACTTCACTCACTTTCTTTTTCGCCCTTTCCCTTTCTTGGGTTTGGGCTGGGATTTCTTGCTTGGCTTGCGCCCTGCATTGGGGTTCACTGACCCCTTCGGAAAACGGATCAAGATAGGTCCAGTTGGTTTAGCCATTGCTCTACTCCTTTCACGTGCTAGACTGTTGGTGCCTCACTTTCGGCAACCCCGGATGGCTGGACCGCATGCCACCATCCGGGGTTGTTTATTGCGCCGGGATCAGGCGGCAGTCAGATGCTTATCCAAGATCCCGTGCAACCGTTGGGTCCGACTCGACAAGAGGTTCAGGCTTGAACCCTTGAGAGTTTCGGTGAAGGCGTTGTACAAACGCCACCCGGTTTGGCCATCGACCTTGAACTCAGGGTGGCGTGGAGTCCTCCACTCCTCCATCACCTGAGGGATCTTGGTCGGCGGCAGGACGTTGCGGTCCATCGCTTCGATGACGAGGTCGTTGACCTCACCATGCGAGAGTTCGGACGACTTGTAGAGTTCATGTCGTTCCGACAACTTGATGCGATGGTTCGCCAACTTGCCGACAGCATCACCGACAACTCGATCGAGTCGGTCGAGGATGTACCGGGTGTGGCGGGTCGCAACCTTGACCTCCCCTGAGAAGGCGAGGTTGTCGCAGACGAACACCTGCGACCCCAAGACCAGTGCCGCCGGGAACCGCTTGTCGTGCGAGTTCCT